AATTTAAAGATAATAGATTTAATATCATTTTAAAATCCCGCCAGTTAGGTTTATCAACCCTATCGGCGGGCTTTATTCTTTGGAAGATGATATTCAACCAAGATTTCAATGCGTTGGTTATTGCAACCAAAGTAACAGTTGCAAAAAACTTAGTAGAGAAAGTAAGAGTTATGCACGATTTACTTCCAATTTGGTTAAGGGATGGTGGAACTGCTGCAGCAGAGGATAACAAACTTTCTCTTAAATTAAAAAATGGTTCTCAAGTAAAAGCAATTGCATCTTCTCCAGATGCAGGACGTTCGGAAGCCTTATCACTATTAGTTGTGGATGAGGCGGCATTCATTAGAGATATAGATGAAATTTGGTTATCAGCACAATCAACTCTATCAACAGGTGGTTCTGCGATTATTCTTTCTACACCAAATGGTGTGGGTAACTTCTTTCATAAAACTTGGGTAGCAGGTGAAGCCGGTCAAAATGGTTTCAATTGTATCAATCTACATTGGACTGTACACCCTGAAAGAAACCAAGCATGGAGAGATGAACAAACTCGTATTTTGGGAGCAAAAGGTGCATCACAAGAATGTGATTGTGATTTTATTGGTTCGGGTGATACCGTAATCGAGCCGGCTTTATTAACTTGGTATAAGGAAACATATGTAATGGAGCCTGTTGAGAAAAGAGGATTCGATGGAAACCTTTGGATATGGGAACATCCTAATTACAATAGACAATATATGATATCTGCCGACGTAGCGAGAGGCGATGGTAGTGACTATTCTACTGCTCAAATAATTGATATAGAAGATTCATCGCAAGTTGGCGAATATAAGGGTAAAATTGATACAAAAGATTTTGGAAACTTTTTAACTGCATTGGCAACCGAATACAATAACGCATTATTGGTAATTGAAAATGCTAATGTTGGTTGGGCTGCAATTCAGCAAGTAATTAATAGAGGATACCCAAATCTATTTTATATGAGTAATGATTTGCATTATATTGATACCGAAAGACAAATGTCTAACAAGTATTATAGAGAAGAAAGAAGTATGGTTGCTGGATTTTCAACAACATCTAGAACCCGTCCTTTAATCATATCTGCGTTAGATAATTATATAAAAGATAAGGATATCCTAATTCGTTCTAATCGTTTAATAGATGAACTATTTACATTTATTTGGAATAATGGTAGAGCTGAAGCAATGAAGGGATATAATGATGACCTTACAATGGCATTATCTATCGGACTTTGGGTTCGCAATACTGCATTGAGATTAAGACAAGAAGGTATCGATTTGACAAAGAGTATGTTGAATTCAACAACGATACAAAATGATACAGGAGTGTACGCTTCAAATTGGCAAACTCAAAAAAATCCATATGAAATGGAAATAGGTAAAGGACAAATTGAAAACTTAACTTGGTTGCTAAAGTAATTTTTTTATATTTATATATTGAAACTATTCTAAATGAACGAAGATTTAAACAAATGGTTTAAAGAAAAATGGGTAAACATCGGAAAAAAAATCGATGGTAAACACCCACCATGTGGAACTTCCGGAGAAAAAAAGGGTTATGCAAAATGTGTTCCAGCTGCAAAAGCTGCCGGAATGAGTAAAAAAGAAAAAGAAAGTGCTACTCAAAGAAAAAGAGCTGCACAAAATGATGCAGGACGAGGTGGAAAAAATAGTAGTGGACAAGGTAAAACACCAATATATGTTTCTACTAAACCAAAAAATGAAGAATGGAGTGATAAATATAAAAGTAGTATAGATTGTAATAATCCAAAAGGTTTCTCTCAAAAAGCACATTGTCAAGGAAAGAAAAAAAATGAAAATATGAATATAGAAGAAAGGCTAAATTTATTTTTAGAAAAGAATTGTCCAACCGATGCAGGTAAATGGGCAGCATCTAAAGCAGCAGCAAAATCTAAATTTGATGTTTATCCATCAGCATACGCAAACGGATGGGCTGCAAAAAATTATAAAGGAAAAGGTGGTGGTTGGAAAACCTGTAATGAGGGAGAAGCTAATGCATTGTGTGAAGATTGTTGGGATGGATATAAGCAAGTTGGTGGTAAAATGAAAAATGGTAAGATGGTGCCGAATTGTGTACCTGTAAAAGAAAATGATGAAACTATGAAACTAATAAATTTAATTCCTGGTAAAGATATAAAAGAAGATATAAATAGTGATGATGATGTAAATTATGGTATAGTGGAACCTGAAGAATATGATGTAGAAGATGATGATATGGAGGATTTCATTACATTTATGAGAAATTATAGTAAACAATTATCAGAAGCTAATTGTGGATGCGTTTACGAAGCAGAGTATCAGGGTAGAAACGTTCAGTTGGGTAAACCAATGCAGGGTGATATTAAGAAGTTTAAAGTATATGTAAAAAATCCAGCTGGCAATGTTGTTAAAGTAAACTTTGGCCAAAAAGGAATGAAAATCAGAAAATCAAATCCATCTGCTAGAAAATCTTTTAGAGCAAGAATGAATTGCGACAACCCAGGACCAAGACATAAAGCAAACTATTGGTCTTGCAGAAAGTGGTAAAATTTGGAAACATCAAAAATTTTACTTATCTTTATAAATTAATATAAAATAAAAATGGCAGATAAATCATTCTTTGGTAGGTTACAAAAATTATTTTCAACTAATACCATTGTTCGTAAAACAAAAAAAGGTGTAAAAGTAATAGATACCGATGAGTATCAAAGTTTATCAACAAATTTGATAGATAGATATACTCGTATGAAAACCCCACAATATAGTGGTGGATTGATAGAATCAGCGATGGCATATCAGCAAGTTCGTATTGATTTATTTAGAGATTATGATGGTATGGATAATGACCCAATCATTTCATCAGCATTAGATATTTATTCGGATGAATCCACAGTTAAAAATGAATTGGGAGATGTATTAAAAATTAATTGTGCAAATGAAAATACAAAACAAATTTTACATAATTTATTCTATGATATTATAAACATAGAATTTAATTTATGGCCTTGGACACGAAATTTGGTTAAATATGGTGATTTCTTTTTACAATTAGAAATATCACCTGAATTGGGTATTATAAATGTATTACCATTATCGGTGTACGAAACTTCGAGAATAGAAGGATTTGACCCACAAAACCCACAAAGAGTAAAATTTGTATATTCACCTTTTCAAAATCCAAATAGTGCTTTAGTAACGGCTTCTTCTAAAAGAGAATTTGAAAACTATGAGATTGCTCACTTCCGATTATATTCGGATTCAAATTTCTTACCATATGGTAAATCTATGATTGAAGGTGGTAGACGAGTTTGGAAACAATTATCTTTAATGGAAGATGCGATGTTAATCCATCGTATTATGAGAGCACCTGAAAAGAGAATCTTTAAGGTTGATGTTGGTAATATACCACCAACCGAAGTTGATAACTACATGCAAAAAATTATCAATTCATCTAAAAAAGTTCCTTTCTTAGACCAAGCTACAGGTGAATATAACTTAAAATATAATATTCAAAACTTAATTGAAGATTATTATATGCCAGTTCGTGGTAGTGATAATGGTACTTCAATCGATACCCTAAAAGGTTTGGAATATAATATGATTGAGGACATCAATTACTTAAAAGGTAAAATGATGGCAGCATTGAAGATTCCAAAAGCATTTTTAGGATATGAGGAAGATGTTAGTGGTAAAGCTACATTAGCAGCTCAGGATATTCGTTTTGCAAAAACAATTGAAAGAATTCAAAAAGTATTAGTATCGGAATTAACTAAAATAGCAATTGTTCATTTGTATTCTCAAGGATTAGATAATGAAGAAGAATTGGATTTCACTTTAGAACTTACAATTCCATCTAAAATATATGAGCAAGAGAGAGTTGAATTATATACATCAAAGATAGCATTAATTCAACAAATGCAACAAACTAAAATGTTCTCTAAAAAATGGATGTATGATGCTATTATGGATATGACACCTGAAGAGCAAGATGAGTTAACAGTAGATGTTATTGAAGATACAAAACAAACATTCCGTTTAACATCAATTGAAACGCAAGGTGTTGACCCGGCAAAAGAAACTGGCGCAGCAGAACCAACAAATGTTGAAGAAGAAATTCAAAAAATAAAAGCTGAATTAGCTGAAGAAGATAGAGTTGGTAGACCAAAAGATGATGTTAGGTATGGTAAAGATGACCACCACTTAGGAAGAGACCCGTTAGGAATTAAAGCTTTAAAACAAAAAACTCAAAGAGAATCCAAAGAAATATTTAAAGATATGTTAGGCAATAAAAAAACTATTTTGATGGAAGATTTGGATAAAAAGTAATATTCCACAATAAAAGTATATTTATATCAGAGAAATTAAATAATTAATGAAAAATATTAAGCACTCAAAATTTAAAAACACGGGATTTATTTTTGAATTGTTAGTTAGACAAATTACATCAGAAATAATGTCTGGCAAACAAAATTCAAAAGCTGAAAAAATATTGAAAGAATATTTTTCTGCTAAAAAAGAGCTTTCAAAAGAATTAAAATTATATCAATATTTAATTACCGAAAAATATAATTCGGAATCAAAAGCAGAAAAGTTTGTTGAAACTGTGTGCGAAGCTCGTAAGAGATTAGATGAGCAAAAACTTATAAAAGAAAAATATAATTTAATTAAAGAGATTAAAGAATCTTATAATATAGATGAGTTTATTAAATCTCCTATTTCTAATTATAAAAATTTAGCATCAATTTATAAAGTTTTTGAAGCTACAACTACAAAGGAATCATTTGAACCAAAAGATATAGTTAATTCTAAATTTACTATTGTTGAAACTATGATTAATTCATCAATAGAAAATAAAGATAAAAAGGTAAATGATAGAGTTTTAGAAGAATATAGAAAACAGGATGAAGAAGTTAGAATGCTATCATATAAAATGTTAGTAGAAAACTTTAATAAAAAATACAATAATTTATCAGTTGGTCAAAAGAATTTACTTAAAGAGTATATCAATAATATCAATAATACAGGTAAATTAAAAGAATATGTTAA